GCATACATATCAATACAAGGGTTAACTTTTTGACCTTGGTTATTAACTATAATTGCCTGTTCTGGACTTTGACTTAATGCAGCTTTTAATAAAACAGCATTNTNGNNTTCAGTAAAACAAACTGCATACATATCATCTTCATCAATAGCAGTTGTCTGAACCCTTCCTGGAAGTTCCCAGTTAAACCAAGCTTCTAATAAATTTTCTTTACCATCNCTATATGTTCTAAAAAAGTAGATATATTTTGACTCGTTACCACTTAGTGTAAGTAATTTATTTTGAACACTAGTATTTAAACTAGTCATATTAGATGGTATCCATTCTTTAACAACCCTACTAACGTCCATAACAGTTGGTTGTTGTTGGACACCTTTTGGTTGCATTGAAAAAACTCTGGTATAACTAGGAGTTTTAGTGACAAAATTTATAATATCTCCTGTCTGTATAGGATTAATCTTTGGTTCTATTTCATAGTTACTAATACTTTTAATAACTGTTAAACCTGGCGTCAATACACCTGTGTCAGAAAACATTAGAAATTGTTCTTTACCACTAAATAGAAATAATCCACTAGCAGTTGGTATAACTGCGTGTAATGCAGCTGGTCTAATAGATGAACAACTTAAATCGACAGGATCTGCTTCCGTAACTATTTGTGCAGAAGTATGATAAAAATCAAAAAAACTTCCAGCCTGACTTAAAGAAACATTATCTTTTGCTAAGAAACCAAGTCTGTTGTTATAGAAAAAAGCATCTTGTATTTTTTGACCTACAAAACTGGGATGACTATTAGTTGTATCATCACCGACTAATCTTTCTGAATAATCAATTCTTTTAAAAGTAAATGCATTTGTGCCTGTATTAATTAATTCATGTGGCATTGTGGAAGCATCTAAGCCNGAAGAAACANTAGGATCTCTTCCTTCTTCCCAATGTCCTCTACCTGATACACCATCATCAGCAACAAACTTTGCAAAGTATGTATCNGATGGTGAGTTTGTATTTAATATTTTTACTACGTGATCATGAAATGCTTGAGCTGGTAGTTGAGAAACATTATCTACCTGATCTTGAAAAACTGCTAATTTATTATTAGCTGCTCCACCTTTACAAGTAATACTAAAAGCAGTTCTTGTTCCACCTACTACTCTTTCCAGTTGTAAACCACCTAAAAATTTAGTAACTGTCAAGCCAGAAATATTAAAAGCATCAATACCGTTTTTAATAGTAGTTAATAAACCATCATAAGTTTCGGTAGAACCTGTGGTTGTTGAAAATGTTTGATCTGAAGCTCCTCCTCCAGCATTCATTGTTACTGAGTAGGTTGAGGATATAGCAGTATCTGAAAGAATTAATGTAGATCTTGTATTTGCTACAAAAGTAGGATCAGCAATCTTAGAAACAGTCTTTGCAATATTAGTGACAATTGTGGTGTCTTGAATTGTTGTTAATTTATATCTATTAATAGGAGATAATTGATTTAAATATTGGATACAAGATGTACCACTATAACTTGTAAAAGTTACAGTACATGCAACTCCAGTAGCAGCATTCCATACATAAATATTTCCATTAGGTGCTCCCAATGGGGCTGCTGTAACACACCCTACATATTTTTCATCTTCATCTCTAGCAATAAAAAACCATTTAGCACCTTGTAATGTTGCTGTACTTAAATTATTNCCACTCGTATCTTTTAAAGTTTGTAAAAATTTAAATCCAGGTCTTTTAGTTAAACCAAAAGTAGGATCAGGATAACCATTCAGACACTCACGAACTTGACCAGGAAGTTTTTTATCGTCAGTTTGTCTGGATACGCCACCTAGAAAATTGTTAATTCGTTGAGTAACTGATGCCATTATCGTATTAAAGCTATATAAGGTTTGTAGCTGCTATATTTTCTGTTGTTAGTTGTAGTACCAAAGAATGTATAGTCACCTTGATTACATTCATATTCCATAGCCATAGCTCTCATATAAGATTCTTTCTGTTGAAGCATCTGATATTGAGTACTATCTCCAATAATTCTGGTTGAAGTTATTGCAGCAGCTCTAGCTGTTATGTAATCTTTTATAGGTTGTGGTAAATCTACCCAGTCAAAAAACCAAGTAACATCACAGTCAACAGTATCTGCTGTAAATTTATAAGTATGATTTTGTTTGTCATACAACTTGCCACTTCTTCTAATAACATCAGTAGTAGCATTAGCAAGATTCTCTGTTAAATCTATTTGTAAAATATTATTTGGTATTAGTATTTCGTTATTATCATCAGGTGTAAATCCATAATGATATTCCTTATTAAAACTCCAGCCTTCAGATTGGATTTCTCTAGATACTTCTAATAAAGTATCGTATGCAATCGCAACGTCAGGGTTGGTTTGATCCAAAGTGGTCGCTGGAGCTTGACCACAAGACGCTAATATTTGGTTTACTGCTGGCAGTTCAGTAACTGCGTTAGTGGTAGGAAAAGCCATATTTATAAATAAAAAAAAAGGGAGCCATATAGACTCCCATGTGTGTATAAAAAATTAATTTTATGTGAAACTTGCGTTAGAAACAGCAGTGTTATTGAAGTTAGAAGAAACGTCAATACCAGCAACTAGTTCTACAGCAGCAGCAGGGTTTAAGAAATCTGCACCCATAGCTAGACGACCTAAGATTACGTCTCCTTGGTAAACCACAGAAACGTCACCTGAAGTTACCTGTACTTGAGGTCCGATTGCTTCTACTACACCAGCAGCTTCTTTCTGGAAAATCAAACCACAGCTATTAGCAAACTTCGCAGCTGTACCATAGTTGTTGATTGTTTTCTGAGTGTTACTGTTTGAAGGTGTTAGCTTAGAATCTTGATCACCCATTGCTTCACCTACAAAAGTTCCTTCGTTGTCGTTAGAAGCTCTTGGGTTCATATCAGTCTTAGTACCGAACTTACCAAAGAAAGGTATGTTCATTGACTTATAGATTTTGATACCAGCAATTTCGATAATGCCTTGTCCGGACTGTAAGGCTGAACCTTGTACGTCACGGTTGATAAGACCATTAGAACCTATGTCTTGGATAAGAGCATAGTACTGTCTTGGGTTAAGAACAGCTACACGTCCATCACCTGAAACGCCTTTTTCATCCATTGTCGCAGCAGCGTCATAGAAAGCATTTACTAAGTGACCAGCGTTGTAAGCATCAGCAGCAACTGTACTGTTGGCAGCACCAACTTTAACTACAGAACCACCTGGCTCTACGAATCCTGACATGGATACTGGAGAAGGTTGTCTTGCAGCTTTAGTGATTGCTCTGAAAATTCTACGGTCATAGTTCTCAGCTAGTGCATATCCGATCTTACGAGAGATTTCTCCTCTTAAATCGTAGTGAGCAAGTGTCTCATCTAATTCATAAACGAAAGCACTTGAGATTAATAGATCATCACAAGTGATAGTCTTCTCAGCTACTGGAGGTGTTTTCTCATCGTTACCCAGTATGCTCTGGCCTGGAACATGGAACTCAGCTTTTGTGCGTCCTGTGTAGATAAACTGCAATGATTTGCCGTTTGTCAAAGTACGCTTAGTAACTAAATCCCTTGCAATTGTATTGTGTTGGAAGCCTTTAAACATCTCACCTGAGAAAATTTTAAGGTATAAGGCTCTCCTCTCGGCAGCTGTACCAAGTCCTGTTAGTGCACCATTATTGGCACCACCATAAATAGGACCATTGGCAGTAGCTGTTGTGGCTTGTTGTGCCATTGTCTTTATTAATTGTTAAGGTATATTTACTTGTCTCTTCACGCGAAAAGGTATGAGTCTTAGTTGGACTCACTTAATTTTGTGGTCTATCCCACCGTCTAGACGGCTGATTGGTATCCTCCTTAGAGGGCAAAAAGCCAAAGTGAAAGAGAGTCCGACTCTGAGGTGCTCTCTTTCTGTTGTTATTTACTTAGTGTAAACAACGCCACGATATACGTAAGTAACCATTGGTTTCTCCATATACCAAAGCCCCGTTCCATGCTTTGGTCGTCATGCGTCCTATAAACAGGATGAACGGACGTAGCGTTAATAAGAAGCTTCTCCTTCAGGTTCTTTTAAAACTTGTTTAGTTTTAGTTTTTGCCTTAGGTGCTTCTTTCTTTTCAATTTGTTGTTCTGATTTTAAAAATCCAACAGGATGGGCGACCCCAAATCCAGTTTGTGATTGTTGAGCCATATTGTTCCAGTGACGTATAACGCCAGAGATAATAAAACAGTTAGTTGTTAGATATGTAATGAATATAAAAGTACGAGTGATAGCAATAATGTTGTCATAAGATCTAGTCTTATCATCAGCAAAACTACCAAGAGCGTACTTCCATATTGTCCAAATTTTTTTAGCCAATTTGTGGAGCTGTTAGTGCAACTTCTGATGACTCACTTGAAGCTAAGTCAAGTGGGAAGTTGTGTGCATTTCTCTCATGCATTACTTCCATTCCAAGGTTCTGTCTGTTTACAACGTCAGCCCATGTAGGAATAACTTTTCCATTAGTATCAACTATTGATTGGTTAAAGTTAAATCCATTAAGGTTAAACGCCATAGTACATACGCCCATAGATGTTAGCCATATGCCAACAACCGGCCAAGTACCAAGAAAGAAATGAAGAGAACGAGAATTATTAAATGACGCATACTGGAAAATTAGTCTACCGAAGTAGCCATGAGCTGCAACGATGTTGTAAGTCTCATCTTCCTGACCAAATTTATAACCATAGTTCTGCGATACTTCTTCTGTTGTTTCTTTAAGAATTGAAGATGTAACCAAACTTCCGTGCATAGCAGCGAATAAAGATCCACCGAATACCCCAGCAACACCGAGCATGTGGAACGGATGCATAAGGATATTGTGTTCTGCTTGGAATACGAACATGAAG